GGTTTAAAACAAGTCTGTAAGTGTTGCGATAATTTTCATAAGATATACTTGTCGGCACTTCTATTATGTTGTAGGTTTCACCGTTATTTGTAATCTTAATTAAATTACTACTAATAATATCTCGTATATAATCGAACTCGTCCCGACTTAACCCCTCTGTCGATAGCTGTATAACTTCTTCGTGTGCAGTTGGCAAGGGTCTATTTGCCCTAATAATTTTTTGACTCTCATATTCCTCTTGCCGTTCCGTTGTTCGTGTAAAACACCACTGTCTTATTTCCCCATTTTCCGAAACCCATTGAAGAAAGAACTCATCCTCGTCTTGGGTGGTGTCGTAAATTGTATAGTAGTGATTGACCGCTCCAGCCAAATCAACAACATTTATAAATCTGTCTGTCGCTGCTGGTGTTGGAATTAAATAATGATAAACACCATCAAAAGCCGCTATTGACCCCGAATTAAAATCTCTGAAACTTTTGTTCTTGCTGTAGAAATTTATTGTCAAACCTCTGCTGCTGGGTCGATTTGTAGTATCAGAAACAAACGTAATAAAGTTATTATAACCTCTCCAAAATCTTTTAGATTTAGAGTCAATAAAACTATTTTCAATATCATACCTCGCTACCCGTCCACCCGCATGGATTAAAACAAACATGAACTCGGTGGGGGCTGTTTGGATTGACACCCAAGAGCCAGTTGCGGAGTCTGAAACCTCTCTATATTGCACTTGAAAATATAAACTCATTAGGCTATTCCCGCCCGACGCTGCTGGGATATTTGGAGCCAGCAAATCAGATATAATTGAAACGTCAATTTTCGCCTCTGCTTCCGGGTCGGGATAGACTGTGAAATTATGATCAAGCAATAAATCAGCATCGGACTGTTCATTTACGTTATCATTACCTTTGAATCTGTATTCAAGGCGGTAGTTATCACCAGTCGAGACCGTGTCTAGAATTATTAAATTCTCAACAAACCCTCGGAAAGTGTTCATAACATCACCCCCGACCGTGTCGATTGGAAAAGTATTTATTGATACTGACATTTATTTTTCCTTTGTTATTGTTTCAGCACTTTTAACGACAGATTTCAAAACTTTATATTTAGGTGCAATCATGTTGATGAATCCTAATATACCATATCGCAATGAATCTATCAAATGATCTAAAAATTTAACGGGTTCGTTTAATCTTACCCCGTTCTTTTTCAACCATTTATAATGTTTTAATTCTTTAATTAAATTGGGGCTTCCAGAATCAACAAATAAATTAAACGACTGCAGCAATGCGATAGATTTTAATACTTCTTTTGGTGGCGTAAATACATTTATTCCCGCTTTTCTAATTGTCCCCACCATGCGAGATTCATTAGAATCTGAAAATGTCGGTTCATTATCCTTGTTAAAGTTCTGTATCTTATCAACTACTGTGCCATAATCTAAACCAGTTTCATAGAAGCATTCTTTAAGATAAAGGTTTATAGTCCCCACTTCCCATTTTATTTCGATTAATGCGGTTTGACTATTTGAGTATCCAAGATCGAGTCCGTAAAATGTGATAAATTTCTTTTCTGGTAGTTCTTCGTAAATCTCCCAATCTTTGAATATAAGACCAGCAACAGACCCATAATTCCCAAGTCCGAATATCTGCCAGTATTCTTCATCAATCGTTTTTAATAGCTCAATTTCAGCAATGATTTTATCATTAAGAAAAGGATTGTCTAAATAGTTGGATTGTATTACAACAATATCCCCGACTTCATTTTGGCGGGTTTTTTCTAATTCCTCGTTTATCCAAATAAATTCATTGTCTGGGTTGAACTCCAGAAATGTATGTAAGTTAGTTCTTAGCTGCAGTTGTCGAAAGGTATCGTAAGTTATCCCGTCAGCTTCGGCAATGACTAAAAAGTCCCTTCTGCGACCCTTTACTTTTTGCTCGTCATCAACGGAAAAGTAGTTTATTATTCTTTCACCAAGTTTAATCTGCTTGTCGGTCTTCTTATGTTCAAATAATTTATCAAAACCATAGTCGTTCGCATACTTCCAAAATTCTTTTAATATAGTTGCTTTTAGCTGCGGGAGAGTTTGGCCGACAATATCCATTTCCTTTCCGGTCTTTTCACCTATACGGCCAGTTAAAAGAAATTCCATTGCTATTTGTCCAAGCGAAACAGTTTTTGTTGATGAAGTTCCACCGCGATTTATAGTAATGTTTTTATCGTTTCTACATGAATGGTAATTTTTAATGAAGATGTTGGATATTTTAGTTGCCGGAACAGTTATTCCGCTTCCCTCAACATCGCTGATCTTTACACCATTATCAGATTGGTCTAAATAATTCTTACCTAACCAAATACCCATTGTTGCATTTGATTCAGATAGTTTCCATTGATTCCGCCTTAAAGATACTTTCCCTTTACCTCTTTTTTCCTTGAATACTTCGGAAAAACCTTTGCCGTATTTTTCGTTTATTAGATTTTCGAGTGTCTTATCATCTACATTAAACCAATCACACACTTCCAATTTAGTGCATTGGAAACGACATAGGTTTTCAAACTCCTTCCATTCTTTTTCATCAAAGATTCTTTTCGGTCTGCCACCCTTGTTTTTTGGCTCGGTATTTGTTGCGGGTTTACTCATTGGTGGGCTCTTTAGAATTGAGCGCATCGGTCGGAACTGCCCCGCCTCTTTCCGACTGGTTGTCGGACGTGCTACTATTTACACTAGATGCGCCTTTATTTCTTTCAAAATACGTAATTTTTTCGCCTTTGTAAAGTCCCGCCCCAATTTCGTCAATTTTTGAGAATGGCAAAACTTCCGAATTTATCTTACAACTCTTGTCGATTAAATAAATATATCTGAGCATATTGCCTTCGGCCTTCTTTGCCCCAATGTCTATGAATGGCTTCATTGAGGCCTTGCTCGAGAATTCAGCACCGTATTTATCGGCAACTTTTCTTCGGGATTGTAGATCCCCGCCGTTGGTCAAAGTCAATAATGCGATTCTCTCACCGTCTGGAAATTCGTATATGGTCGAGTTTTCTTTTATGGAAGTCAAAACAAATCCAGATGCCCGGTATATTGCCCCGTCCCCGCACATAGTGCCATCAGCATAACTCAAAATCCATTTTATTTGAGGGTAGTTTTTCTTTATAAGCTTTATAGCGATTGATATACTTCTGCTCTCGGAATTTTTAGGCAATACATCGTCAAACGCCATTCGGTTTAATTCCAACATTGAATTCCAATTGCTCGGGCTTACCAACCCAACAACCTTCGATTTATCCATTGATGAACCGAAGCTCATAACCCCGTGGAGAACTTTATTGAGAAACGCCCCGAAGTGTAGCTTGCTATTCGGCACAACCTTGCCGGAATAATGATGTTTTTTAACAAATTCATTTGCGACTTTTGCCGGTATCAATCTGATTTTTATGTCTTTTACAATACTCATCTTTGCGCCACCAATAAATAAAGAGCATTTCCGTTTGAGTTTTCATTCCCGAAAGTTTCACAGTATTTATAATCATCAGTTTTCTTGATTTCCGCTATTGCGTTTTTTATCTGCTCGGCTTGTTCGTCGGCCAAAGTAAAAGTCATTTGTTGGAATGGTTCTTTATCACCCTCGGCAAGTTCTGGAAAATCAACGTCAGGTATATCAATTTCCGGTAAATCCGTTCCCCAGTCTATCAATTCATCATAATCCCATTCATTCGCCAATAAATCCATATCATGTGAACCGAAGGAATTATTATCTTTTATCGTGTATCGTTTTAATTTATCAACTGGTGTTTCGGGAGGTAAAATTTTACAAGGTGCTTCTGTTTCTTTTAATTCCCTTAATGCTTTTAATCTCATATTTCCAGCTATAACGACATATTGACCGTTATTATCGTAAACTATCAGCTCTCGCAATTCCAACATTTCCGGATCTTCTTTCAACGACTTCAATAATTTTTCATATTTATCGTTTTTAATTACTCTCGGGTTTTTCGGCAGCCCCTCAGCTTGTCCGGTATTGTGCCGCAACTTTGATAATTTGACCTTTTCAATTCTCATCTTGTTCCTTGATATATTTAAATATTGTTTCCAGTGCTATAATAAGTAAATCTTCAAAATCATATTTGCTTTTAGAAATCCCTTGCTGATGAATAATCTGATGATCTTCGTGTTCTATCGGAGCGATTAAATAATCACAAAACTTTTTATTTATTAAAATATGACGCGGGTCTTTATCTGGATAGTTTAACCGAACCCATTTTAAATATTTTTCTGATTTAAAATTAGGCAGACGATACAAGAGCATTTTTTTTAATTCATTCTCCATAAATACAAGGCTGTTTTGTTGAATGCCTATATTTAATAAATTTTAAACAAATTTCCAGTATAAAACATTTGATTTATTTTACATTTATTTTACTTTTGTGTATTTTTTATTTGCATTTTGTTTGTCAAGGTTGTATATTGAATCAACAATTAAATGAGGTTAGACATGAAAAAAAGCTTTAAGATATTCAAATGTGAAACGATTAACGGCAAAATTAAATCAAACTACGCATCTAACAACAAAAGGGATGCAGAAATAATGTTTATGAAAGAATATAAACTTCATTGGTCAGAAATAACTTCTAGGAGGATAAAATAATGGAATTTACAACGCACGAAGTAGAAATAACAATTGATAACTCAATTTCAGACTTTAACAACGCAGCAGACGAACAGATTGATGCACTCGCTTTTTTATCCAAACCAGAAAAAAGATCATTTAGAAAAGCGGAAGGCGAAATTGATTTATATGCTAAATGTAAAGTCGCTTGGTCTGCTGAAATTGGTTTTAAAACTTGGGGCATTGATTCAATAATGCCTTACAACGTTAAACTAATTGGAATTTTAGACTTTGATAATTCTGAATGCTATGAAGAACATGAAATTGGATACTTTATTTTTGAAATAGAGTTATCAGAGTTCGAAGTAACTGAAAATATTATAATAGAAAAAGAAACTTTAGAACTGCACCCGACATCAGTACACATTGATTTATTAAATAAAAAAGCAACTGTAAATTATAATTAGGAGTTAAAATGGAAGATATTTATTGTAACTGCAAATCAACAAAATCAATAGAAGTAACAGAATGCTGTTTATCAGATAATTATAAACAATACACACCAGAGACCGCAATTTGTGAGGATTGCGGGTCTCAAACAGTTGTAGTTGAAATTTGTATTGAATGCGAAAAACTAACATAGGAGGGCAAAATGCCTAATTTATTATCAATGCTGTTCGGACGTTTTGAAAAAGACTATGAACTAAACGTAAATACCAAACAACAAAAAAGCCATGGCAAACGTGGGAAAAGGAAGTTAAGAAATCGTTATGCCAAAAAGAGTTACGCTAAATTTGGTATTAAACACTTCGGAACATTTTCACCAGTTAAACCAATTAACGGAGGTCGCTAAAAATGATGATGAAATTTGATTTTGAAAGATTTATGAAAGACAAGAGATTAACACCCAAAGATTTATCTGATTTATTAGGATACAATGACGTGCAACAGTTTTACAATACCCGCACACGGGGGACTCTTAAAATCAAGACAATTAAAGAGAGACTCCAGAAAAAATATTTGGACGTTTGGGAATATACAAGTTAGAGATTGAAAAACTTATTAAAAATTAAACTTAGGGATTGAATCTTGACAATAACAATATCAGAAGATCACAAAACAGACTTAATAAAACATTTGGAAGAAATAAACAAGCAAATCCCGAATGAAAAAGATACACAGAAGTTAGTTGATCTAAATAAAACTTTACATAAAACGCTTAATTTAATTGATTTACAAGTTTATAATAATATGAGAGGGTTTAAAATATGAATATTTTTAAGGTGAGGGATATTAACCTACAAATCGAAGATATTTTACTTGAAAATTCCAATGAGGAAACTGGCGAAATATCAGAATCAGCACTTGAAAAAATACAAGAGCTAGAACTAGAAAAGAATATTTTAATTCACGATGTCGCAATAGCCAAAATCAAATACGAACAAGATTCAAAACTAGTTGATGCAGAAATAAAAAGGCTTCAATCATTAAAAAAAGAACGGCTCAATAAATCCGAATTCCTTAAAAAACTTTTAAGGTCAATGATCCCGCAAGGTGAAAAAATTAAATTTGATAGTCTGGAAATTAACTGGCGAAAATCAAAGGTTGTAGAGTCTAATGAAAACCTAAACTTAATGGAATTATCCAGAAGCAACCCCGATTTAGTTAGGATTAAATATGAGCTAGATAAAACGGCATGTAAAAAATCAAAAGCTTTGCCTCAATCAATAGAAATAGTTGAAAAATTAAACATGGTGGTAAAATGAAAGAACTAATAGAAATTCAATCGGAATTAAAAGCACCGAAAAGCCAATTTAACAGCTTCGGCAATTATAAATACAGAAATCAAGAAGATATTCTTGAAGCGTTAAAACCATTGTTAAAAAAACAAGGTTGTTATTTAACTATCTCTGATGATATAATAGAAGTCGGTGGACGTGTTTACGTTAAAGCAACAGCGTGTATAACAAAAGATGATAAATCTGTGTGCAATTCAGCATTTGCAAGAGAACCTTTAACACAAAAAGGAATGAATGAAGCACAAATAACTGGCTCTGCATCTTCTTACGCTAGGAAATATGCCTTAAATGGTTTATTCTGCATTGATGATACCAAAGATGCTGATATAACCAAACCAGAAGATAACGAATCAGACGCAGAAAATATAAAAATCCAAGGTTATATTAAAAAAGTCGATAAAGAAATGTCACATGATAGATTAGCCAAACTTCATAATATGATTTCAGACATTAAGGATGATCAATATAGGAAAGATCGCTTAAGCCAATTCAAATGGCAATTAAAAGAAATCGGATCAAGTTATAAACTGGGAGAATAAAATGTTAGAAACAAAATTTTTAGACGGGTTTATTGTTAAAAACCCGCACGGCAATGCGCCGGAATTCGTAGTCGGGAAAATATCTATCAAGGTAGCTGATGCTATTAAATCATTGAGGGAAAACGAAACTAACGGGTGGGTTAATCTGGACATCAAAAAATCGAAGCAAGGCAAATTATATGCACAAATTAACGAATGGAAATCAGACGGCAAATATATTCCGAAAGATAAACCGGTCACAGATTTTGATCAAAGCAGTTCAGACGATGATCTTCCGTTTTAACGCGAATTGGAATGACACAAAGTAAGTGCCAATTAAACAAATTTATGTAACAAAGTAAGGGTTAATGATGACTGAAATATTTATTGCACCAGCTAAAAAACACTTTAACCATCCGGTAATCAACAAAAACACTGCCTTTGACGGTGAAAAATATCTAGCGAAAGAGAAGAGATATTTTAATCCACAAGATAGACTTAATTGCTTGGAGTCAAATCCATTTAGATTTAAGGAAAAACGGACATTCAAAAAAATATCTGATGAAAGGAAAACTGAAATTATTTCAGAGTTTGAGGAAAGACTTTACACAAAATTAAGATCGGAAATCATAAAAGACTTGGCAGCAGAATACAAATTAAATCAAGCAACAATTCAAAGGATTGTTAAAAATGCAGACGATAAAACAGATAGTAAAGAAAACCGAAAAGCACCGAAATAAAATTCGCTGGGCTTATTATGCCCTATGTGATCACCCCTCCCCTAAACGGGCGGGGTGGTCACGGGTGACTAAAAGAACTTATTATTTTTATAAAAAGGAATATAAACTAAAGGATACGAGGGGTTAAAATGTCAGACAAAAAACTAACAATAAAGCACAAAATAGGATTATACTTTAATACATTTTTCCATGAAAAAACTTTGCCGAATAAAGAATTTTCTACTAAAAGCCTTCTTGAAATGGGTAAAACAATAAACTACTGGTACGGAACATACACGAACTTAGATTCGTACATTAGAATTTTCAAAGACATGAGATTAAAAAATCAATTTAAAGATTACGGCCTCTATCTTGATGAAATTCAAACACGACCTTACTATAAATTTAAGATGCGTAAAATAAAATAATTTTTTGTTGCATCTTTGCATTATGTTTTTTATTTTACAATTGCTTTTAATAACAACAAAGGAAAGTGATGAATATCAAGATTGAATATCTAAAAGAACTTTATGAAAACAACTCAAATAAGTTTGTATGTGAAAAACTGGGTATATCAAACCCAACTTTGATAAGTTTGTTGAATAGAGCTGGGATTCCATTAAAAGGCAAGGGCAATCGACAAGAAAAGAATAAAATTAAATTGGACAATTAAAATGTGTTATTTTTTATTGAAAATTTTAGATAAAATTACTTTTTTCATAGTTTTATTGCAAAGAAAAATACTCGCTTATAGCTATCAAAAAGACAAAAAACGGTTTAAGGAGGGTAAATAGTGGCTCGAAATAAATCCTCTTTTGTTTTTTATTGTGATTGGAAAGACACTTTTGATGCACTTGAAGATAAAAAGGCTGGTGAGTTAATTAAACATTTGTTGGCATATGTTAGTGACGAAAACCCGGAGACTGATGACCCTATAATTAAGGCCGTGTTTGCTGGGATAAAGAACACACTTAAGCGGGACTTGAGAAAATGGGATGAAATAAGGCAAAAAAGGTCGGAAGCTGGCAAAATAAGTGCTAACAAACGTCAACAAGTGTTAACAAGTGTTGAAAGTGTTGAACAAACGCCAACAAATTCAACTGTAAGTGTTAGTGTTAGTGGTAGTGTAAGTGAAAGAAAAAAGAAATATGCAGAATTTGTCACCATGAAGGAACATGAGTACAAAAAGCTTATTGATGAATACGGTTTGCAAAAAACAGATTACATGATAAAAACACTAGATAACTACAAAGGTTCTAAAGGCAAGAAATATAAATCTGATTACAGAGCAATACTTTCTTGGGTAGTTGATAAATGCAAAGATATTCAAAAAGACAGCTCTACAAATGTTAGTGAATTATTTGCTTCTAAAGGAATCAACCTATGATCGAAAAACAAGTCATATCTGGGCTTCTGCTTTGCAAAGATCAGTTAGATGTTTATTCTGAAATTAAACCGGAATATTTTACAAACATCAGATTAAGGGAAATATTTATACAATGTGGTTCAGTACTCCTGGGCAGTAAAAAATTAGATATTATCACTTTACACGAACAATGCAATGAAAATTTAAAAGATTATAATGTGGCCGAATTAACCAACTTACAATCCGAGGTTAGTTCTGCTGCTAATCTCAAATCTCATGTTTTACTTTTGAAAGAAAAGCACTACAAAAGAGAGTTAGAAAAAACTATCGAGCAATATCACGAAGAAATTAAAAGCGGTTCTAATACAGATGATATTGATAAATTAAAAAATGACTTAATCGCTGATCTTTCATCTTTGGACTTTACATCCCGATCAGAATTTATTTCTATAAAAGAACACACAGAACATATTGATAAAAATTTAATGTCAGATAAAACAATAGAGGGCCATTCATGGGGGTTGAAAGATTTGGACTTAATGACAAGTGGAATTGTAAAGCCACGAATGTATGTTATAGGCGGCCTAAAAAAAGGGGGTAAGACCAGATTTTTAATGCATCTAAGAAAAGCTCTTTATTTTCAAGGAATACCATCACCATTCTTAAGTTTAGAAATGCCAGCCTATGAGATCACAAAATTGACTTATTCTACATTTTGCGGGATAGAGGATACTAAATTTAGATCAATTTCTTATATGTCATCAGAAGAAAAGCATAGATATAACGGATTCAAAAAAGAAATTGATGAAAACTTACTTCCTACTGAATGCATTTCCGGACTTGATATTTCACAAGTTTTACAGAGGATGAAAAGATATTCTAAACTTTACCCTAATGGAGTTATATTGATCGATTATCTGCAAAGAATCTCGCATGATGAAAACAGACAAGCGCAAGAACTGGAAGGCATTTCTAAAAAAATAGCTGATTCGTGCAGAGCAAACAATGTTTCGGTAGTTGTTTTAAGTCAATTAAATAATTCTGCTGAGCACGTCCAGCCAACAACCGGACATTTGAAAGGCTCCGGCGGTATTGGTGAAGCTTCTGACTCGATTATTTTATTAGATAATGTTTATCGTAGAACCAAAGAAGAAAGAGACAAGGGCTTAATACAATTTATTTTGGAGCAAAGGTATAATGACTCTGGGATTGTTAAAGCCTACGCGAATTTAGGTTGGTGTGAATTTAGGGACTATACGCCAATGCAATTGCAAAACGAAGTTTTTTAACTAAAATAGGAGCAGAATAATGACACCAGAAAGAGCAAAAGAGTTACTGCCAGTAATAAAACACTTCGCAGAGGGTGGGGAGATCCAAAATAGAGAAAGCATAAAATGTGAATGGAAGGAAGATACACGTCCGATGTGGTATTTGGATCTTGAATATCGCATTAAACCAACGTCTTATAATGTCGAGTTCACTGAAAAAGAAATTAAAAAATTACACGCTGCCGTACTTTATTATTTTATTTCAGAAAATGACGAAGATATTTATAGTAAGATACTTGAAAAGATTATTAAAGTTAAAAATTCCGGCACATCATCGGAAACTAAACTATCGAATGATGTTTGATTCATAACTAACTCCTATTGGGGCGGGAAACTGCCCCGATTAAATTTGAGGTAAAAAATGATTAAAATGGAAGATGCAATATTTTGTTTGGTAAGATTCGGGAACGTTCCGAAGGCTTATTTTTATGAGCAGCGATTTTTTCGTGTTGGTAACGGATACAAATATTTAAACGGTAACGCAAAAACACACCATCGATGGAGACTAAACTAATGAAATTTCGATGGCTAATGGGGGTAAATGATGTTTCCTTTGATTATATGATAATTATATCAAGCAACGCAATTAAATTGTCTGTGGGGCGTTTATGATAGGTGATTTATATTTTATAGTTGATTCTGTCCAGACCAGGAAAACTAAAGTCATTCATTTTTATGCAGACGGGAAACAATTAACCAAGGACATTAAAAAAGCTCGGGTTTTCAGCAATGACCAGATAATTAAGTTTCAAGAAAAACAAAAAGGTTTTGTTTCCTTCGCTGGTGATTCGTTTGAGTTTGATACTTACCTATCTTCTTGTAAATTCATGGTAATAAATAAAAAGTTTGTCTATAAAATTTTAACTCATAAAAAAGACGGAGTTTATTTTGCGTAAACGTGGAAAGATTGATGCTAATCAGAAAAGGATAGTCGCACAGCTTAGGGATTTGGGTTATTCTGTTAAATCGACGGCTAATTTGGGTGACGGGTTTCCGGATATAATTGTCGGGGCAAATGGTAAAAATTATTTATTTGAAATTAAAGACGGGGACAAACCCCCATGCCAAAGAAAGCTAACTGATGATGAACAAGAATTTTTTAATTTGTGGCGGGGACAAGTTAATATTGCAGAATCAATAGTTGATATTTTTGAAATAATTTAAGCGGGTTAAAAAATGAATAAT